TGGCCTTTTTGTCGGCTGCCTGCTTTTTCTGCTCCGCCTCCTCCCGCGCTTTTCGGCCATCTTCGTCAGCCTTTTTCTTCGCCTCCTCATCAACTGCGAGCTCGGCTTCCCGCCGAGCCCGATCTTCTTTCCAGCGAGCCTCGGACTCGGCCCGGTCCTTCTCCTCTTGGGCGGCGATCTCCGCGGCTTGGGCCTTCCGCATGGCCTCGTCCTCAAGCTCCTTCCGCCGGCGCTCGTCCGCGAGCCTTCGTTCCTCGGCCTCCCTGGCTTTTCTCCGCTCTTCCATCTGCCAGGATTCGAGCGATTGACAGAGTTGGTTGACGATCGGCTCGACCTTGAGAATCTCGAGCTCCTCCGCCCTCAGCAGCGCCCGCTTCGATTCGTCCTGAGCCTGTTTCAGCGGCCGGAAATAGTCTCTGATCTTTTTGATCATGCCCTTTCCGAGCGAGATCAGAAGATCGGCCTTGTCCGCGGTCGCTCGGTCCACGACGACGAGCCCGCTGGCCCGGACGGCCAGCTCGTCTCCCTGTTTTGCGAGTTCGGTGTTCATCAGATCACCCTTTCGATGGAGGTTGTCGTGATCTCGTAGGTCTCTTTGTACTGGGCCTTGAGCTCATCGGGGACTGGATACTTGGTCATGGTCCGCGGGTTGCTCTCGATCTGGATCCCGCCCGCGATCGCGTTCTTGCCGAAGTAGCGGCCGGGCTTCTTATTGTCGCCGACGAGCTTCGCATGGACCTCCTCGAACTTCTTCTTGGCGTCCTTGAGCTCAACATAGAGCTCGAGCATAGGCGTGTCCGCATCGCTGATCTCGACCCAGGACGAATCGAGCGCCTTGAGCTGGGGACAGAGGTGAGAAAAATCGCACATTCCGCATACGGATGGGTCATAGGGCATGGGCTCCGGCAGCGTGCCGGCAAGGACGTGCTTGTTGACGAGCGTGGCCTTGGCCAGGTCGGCGTCCGCTAGGTCGTAGTTCGGGAGCATCGGCAGGATCCGCGGCCGTTTCCCGGGGCAGCAGAGAACGAGGAAGCCTCCCTCGGCGCCGTCCATGAAGAGGTAGAGATTCAGCTGACTGACGTACTTCCGGATCCACCAGTTGCGCGACGTCCTGACGTCATCGACGGTCTTGAGTTTGTCCCAGAAGCGCGGGTTGATCATCTTGACTTCGATCGGGTAATAGACCTTCTTGCCCATGATCTGGGCCCCGACCTTGCCATCGATCTTTCCGGAGATCTTGTATTCCGGCCAGGTGAAGTGCTGCTGGGCCATGATGACCTCGAAGCCGGCCCGCTCGAGCTTATGCTTGATCTTGGTCTCTTCATCCGATCCTGCCTCGACGCGATAGAGGGCATCGATATCGAGCGGTTGGCGATCGCGCCAGTTGATGCGGCAATAGGTGAGGTTCCTGATGCAGGGATGTCCGATCTCGGAGGCCCAATTTGAAGCCTCGTGGTTCGTCGGGCCCCGCCGCTCGAAGAGCCCGTCAATCGCTATCTCCATCGCCGAGGCCGCGGCGGTGAGTTCGCCCAGGAGATACTCGTCGGGTTTGGCCAGGGCCGCTTGGGGGGAATGGAGTTCGGTGGCCATCAGAACTTCCCCTTCTTCTTGAGGTCCTCGGCCATTGCCTTGTTGAAGAGCCCTTCCTCACCGGCGACCTTGTCCTCTTCGGCGACTTCGGCGAGGACTTCCCGCTCTTCCGCACTATCGACCTGGGCGATGACCTCGGCCTTGACTTCGACTTCGCCAGTGCCCTTAGCGGCCTGCCGCATCAAGTCCTTGAGGTCCGCGTAGCCCATGTCGTGGCGATAGCCGTAGACCTCGACGGTCGTAACCTGGCCCTGCTCGGGGACACTGCCGGCCTGGGCGATCACGTTCGAGACGCCGATCGCCGGATGGTCCTTGAGGATGTTGCGCTCGACGATCGTCTGGGCGGTCCTGTCGCCGAAGCGCTGCCGCTGCGTGTGCTCCTCGAGGCAGTCGATGATGGCCTGATCCTCGTAATTGGCCCAGAGCCCGAGCGGGAGTTCGACGGGGAAGAAGACCCACGAGCCGGGCTTGTCGGGCTTCTCCTCAGCGATGCCGTAAACGGCGGCGTTGGGGTTGGCCTTGTCGTCCGTCTTCTTCCCGTCTTCCCATGTCGTCTTCTTCATCTTGGCCTGGATCGACTGGATGAAGTAGGTGTAGGGGTTGTAGTAGAGGGTCTTGTCGATGGCCGTGATGTTGCCGGCCGGCGAGTAGCCGATCCCGATCTTGCGGACGATGACGCTCTCGATGGCCCGCGTCTTGGGATTCCGCTCGACATAGGGGTTGGGCTGCTCGACGCCGTCCCGGACGACGGTCGGCGGGCTCAGGATCGAGACGGACGCCACCTTATTGAGATGGACATAGCCGGCCGAAGCGATGGCGTGTTTCCTCTCGGTCTTTTTCGTGTCCAGATTGTACTTCCCGGGCAGACCGTAGAAATGGCCGGCCTTCTCGAAGAGCTTGATCTGGGCCTTGATGGGCCGCATGATCTGGCCGTCCTTCGTGACCTTGATGTAGACATCGCCGAAGGCCGCGGTGAGGGCGACGATCTTGACGTCGCCGTTCGTGTGCTTCACGACCGCCGTGCTTGCGGCCGGAGGGGCCGCCTGTTTCACTTTTTCCATATCTTTTCTCCTTTCAGGAATTAAAAAGCTCTATCTGCCCGGTGACGCGGGGGGCCTCGGCTCCGCCCGTCTCCGCGCTTATTTGTTTTGGCCTGCGTTTCCTTTTTTTCGCACTTCCCGAAACCGGGCGACAGAACTCGCACGAATGCTCGAATACGGATTCGTCCTTGAACTGCCGGCCGCAATCGGGGCAGAGATGGCTGAACTTCGCAGAGCGCAGGTCGGCGTATGACGGCTCCTCGTGGTTACGGCAGATGATCGGCCCACCCGTGCGGACGCGCTCGCGGCGGAGGCGGCGCAGATCACGCTCGGCGCGGTTGCGCTCCTTCTCCTGGCGCTTGATGGCCCGGCGCTTCGCCTTTAATGCCCTTTCCTCAGCGGTAGTCATCTTCTTCCTCCCACGGGAACGCTCCGATGAAAAGGGCGATGAATAGTGCGGCCGCACACAGCCAAAGGACGACGATTTCCCAGCACAGGGCGTTTTTGATGAAATGGAGGATGGCGGTCACTTGGCCTCCAGCTTGGCGAGGGCGTTGCGGATGGCATCTATGGCCTTGATCGCTTGGGCCGAAAGTTCTTTGGCCTCAGAATTTTTCCAATCGACTGGAATCATGGCGACCTTAAAATAAATAGTCCTCGCCGCCTCGACCAACTCCGGCAGCGCCTCAGCCACGGCTAGGGGGTTGTCGGGGTTGATGGCGAAGCACGCATTGACGGCGACGACGATCAGGCGGGCGGTCCAAATTTGCTCAGGAGTCATTCCCCACCGATGCTCATCCTTAATGTAGTGGCCGTTGAAAACCGCTATCCTCTGTGAGTCTGGGATGCCATCAATGCAGGGTTCGGTATTCTCTGGTCCAGAATAGATGACGATGATTCCAGTTCGTTCATCAATCAACCACGGTCCCGGTGTCGGTTTATTCATGCTATCTTTCCCTCCTTCATTTTCTCGATGGCCTCGGTACATTCTCCGCAAATGCAGTGCTCGTCCCGCTGCTTCGTCTCCTCGACCGGCACGAATGGTCGCGAGCAGGCGTTACAGTAGAGCTCCCCCGTTTCGAACTCACATGCCGGGTCGCCGTGGAGGTCGGCGAATTCAGCGGCGGTGAGGGGTGGCATGGTCAGACCCTCGTCCCGCGAAGGCCAGGAACGAAAATGTTCTTCGCGCCCCGATAATCAATCCAACATTCCTGGCCATCGTCCCACCTAACCAGGAATCCATTATCGGTTCTGGGGCGGTTCACGAGGACCGTCCCTCGCTCGAACTCATGACCAGCCCGGCCACGCGAAACCACAATTCCGACCGGGAGAGTCTTGGCCTGTTTCGTGTTCATGGTCATCCCCCTTTTTTATTCAGCCTAAGCTTCGCTTCAATGGTCCGGAGGCGGACTTCGTGGTCGTCGAGAGATTCAAATGCTATCCGAATGCTCCGATGCTTCTTTCGCCAAAATAGATTCCGGCACCGCGCCGAACATGACTCTTGGCCCTTCCGGCGGGGCTGAAAGACATCCCCGCAACCACGGCAGGGCCGGCGAGTCGGCTTTGCGCATTTTCGCGATTTGCGGGCCATTTAGGTCCTCGCCCGAGGATAGGTGCGCATCCGCGTTGCCAACGCCTCAGCGGGGCCGCCGTCGGCCTTCTGCTGTATCTCTGCATTTACTTCCGGATGTTCAAACTCATATTCCCCACCCAAATAAGGAAAGTTGGGCAGATTTCGCTTAAGCCTTTGGTAGAGGAGGTAATCCCGAGCTTCTTCGATATCCTTGAAAAGCAGGTCGTGCTTAATCTGATTACATTCGCGGCAAGCCGCCACGAAATTGTCTTCGCCGCTGTGCCATGAGAAGGCAAAGCAGATGAAGTGATCCCACTCAATTTTGGCGTTTGATAAACTCGTTCCACAATAAACACATTGATTATTCTGAAAAGATAAAATCTGCCGCCGGGCTATGGCCCCGGGTTTTCTTCTGATCCGGTAACCTTCGCACATGCGGCGCAGGTTCAGTCGATCGCCTTCTTTTATTTCCAGGGCACGGCCACAGCATTGGAATTTCCCATCCACAACGAGGGCCGTTGAATCGCAGTCGGGGCATTTGAGACGAAACATTGCCACGCGCCCATAAAGAGCCTTGGTCATCTTCCGGCGCGTTCTTGCCGCGTTTCCGGCCCTCTCCCGGTACCGTGCGCTGGTCACTTTCCTTCCCCGAGCATCTTGAGACCACCTTTGACGAATTGTCGGTATTGATTGAATGATGGCCTGCGGATTCCCTTGATGTGAGGAGCCCGTAGATTCAGAAGGTCCATTTCTTTGCCGGAGATTTCAGTAATATCCTTAGAGAAAAGAATAGACATAATGTTTTCGAGGGCAGAGAAATAGGCATCACTTCCCGGGCTGTAGTATGGATAGCCGCGGGGAGAGATGACCTTAAGTGTAATTTTCGGATATGCCTTTTTGAACCTAAGAATTTTCCTGATCTCTTTGGACGAACAGGTTTTCTTCACCTCGTAGTAGATGTCATCTTCCGGGCAATAGAAATCCGGGGTATATGTCGTGTGTCCCAGCTTGAATCGGCAGGGCTGAGATTTCCACGTTTTGCCTCTGCTGGTCAGCAGGTCTGCAAATTGTTTTTCGCTGGGATGCATCAGCGGCCCCCGTCGCCTTTTTCATCGGGTGGGGCGGATGGGCGGCGAGCATGATGGAAGTGGTTCCGCTTGGCGGCGCAGAGATGCTCGCGCAGGAACTTCTCGACCGCGGAGCGCGGGATGAAGATGCGGCCCCGGATCCGGTAGTGGTCGATCTCGCCCGCGGCCGCCATGACATAGAGGAGGTTCTCGGATACCGGCAGGATGGCCCGGACCTGTTTCACCGTGAGAAGTTCAGAGCTCATTGGAAGAAAGTTTCTACTGGGATGCCGAGAAGTTTAGAGATTCGGAGAGCATTGTCGATTCCGGGCCTTCGTTTACCGTGGATGATGCGCGAGAGCATGGCGCCGGAGATGCCGAGTTCTTTCGCCAAGGCTCCTTGTGTGACGCCCCGTTCCCGGAGTGTTTTTTCAAGCGGATGTTTCTTCCTTCTCATCTTTTGCCTCTATGGTAAATATAATAAAGATTATTTACCAGATTGTCAACAGGCAAATAAATATATTTTCCTAATTGGCAAACGTGGCAAAATCAGTGATTTATGTTGACACGGCGGCAAAATTCGGGGATTATTTATCCAGTATGGGAAAGAGAGGAGGAGGAAAATTGGCGATTGAGAACGAGAAAAAAATGGTCTTTTTGATGTTCTTAAGGGATATAATAAAAAAGCAGGGCTGGAAGCCAAGCCGCCTTGCTAGGGAAATGGGGGCCAAACCATCATGGTTGACCCGAATCCTGAAAGGCCAGCGGGGCATGAACATCTTTGATTTCTTTTGTCTTTGCGAAATTATTGGCGTTCCGCCAGAGAAATTATTGGCTGGGTTTCCCGCCACGGTTGCGAGAAATACTGAGGCGGAAGAGGTCGCCGAAAGGATGAATCCTTATATCCCTGATGATGTTTGGAAAGCACTGCTGAAGGTCAGGGAAAAGCAAAATAAATCATAGGGAGACATATCATGTTTAAGCGATTTGCGGCCCTGACCGCGGTGGTGTTAGTCTTCAGTTTGGCCATAGCCCAAGAAACGCAGACCGAATGGACCATAGAGAAAGTATCTAGTAATCTTGGCAAAGACCTTAGCAGTATATTTCCGGGCCACGGCGGCGGTCAAGGCGGTATCGCCAAATGGCCGATAAAAGATCAGGCAGTTGAGCAAGTTTGGAAAGCCGTGATGCAAACCCTTGTTTTTATGAAAGGGATAGCGGCAGAGGGTAATTTAGATTCAGGCACCATTACGGCCAAGCGCGCTGGAACATTGATTCGCTTTGTCATTACTCCATCCGATACTGGCGCTGACCTCTTTGGGAGATGGGAATTTGTTTCTGGAGAAAAATGGCAATTTAGCACGCCTTTTAATCAAGCAAAGAAATTCTTTAATGATCTGTTTCCAAAAGTCAAAGAGGCATTGAAATGAAATTCGTCATCTGATTTGATCCTCAAAGAAGAAATCCAAGGAGGTCCATGTTGCGCCATTCTCAGGATTGCCTTCTCGCTCTTGATTAAATAAGCCCGATTCGATGCCCCGCCGCCGTGACGGCCCCACGTTCAATCGGCAGACGGGCTACTGGTTCTTTGACAACCGCGTCGGCTTCCCCCCGGACCGGCGCCGCGTCCGCTTCTCCCTCCGGACCAAGGACCGCGCCCGGGCCCAGTTCCTTTGGGAGAAAGAGTGGAAGAAGCGCTGGGGCGAGTATTACGGCATCCGGCCTATTGACCGCCCGGCCGGGCCCGAGACCCTCGAGGCTGCCGCGGCGGCCTTCGTCAGCTACGAGCGGGATGTCCGGCGCGTCAAGGGTTGGGCCGTGATCGAGTCCCGCCTCGACTTCGTCGCCGAGCTCTGGGGTCCGGACCGGCGCCTGGACGCCCTCGGCGACAAGGACCTGGCCACGCTCGATGCCGCGCTGAAGGAATCCGGCCTGAGCCCGGGCACGATCAACCACTACTTCAAGATGCTCAAATCCTTCTTCGCCTGGGCCGTGGAGAAGGGATATCATCCCGGACCGAACCCGGCCCGATCCGTCCGGCCATACGTCGTCAACGACCGGCGCCGGGCCTTCTCGCCCGAGGAGGTCAAGCGAATCCTAGCCGCCAGCCGCGAAATCGAGGCGGAGGCCCGGCCCCAGGACGGCATCATGCGTCTGGCCGAGCGGATCGTCCGGCTGCTCTTGCTGACCGGGATGCGGGCCGGCGAGCTCCTGAACCTGAAATGGTCGGCCGTCCGCAGCGACCGCATCGTCCTCGAGCGGACCGAGACGAAGCAGCGCCGGGAGAAGATCATCCCCATCTCCGATTCTCTGCGCTCGGTCCTGAGCACGCTCGAGCGCAAGGATGAGTACGTCCTGCCCCTCCGCCGGCGCGGCGGCATCATGGCCGCGGCCTACTGCGACAACCTCATCCGGACGGTCCGGGCCAAGGCCGGGATCCCGGACTTCATCCTCCACGGCCTCCGCCACACGGCCTCGACGATCATGGTCTCCGAGGCCCTCGGTCGCGGGGTCGGCCTGGCGGACGTCATGGCCATCCTCGGCCATTCCCAGGTCCAGACAACCCTCCGGTACCAGCATGCGGACCTCGAACGGATGCGGAAAGCGGTCGACGTCCTGGCCGAGAAAACCGCCGTTGACAAGGCAGGGAAGTCCGGCTACAATGAGCGGGTTGAAAAGCTGGTCGGCGCCGGGAAAACCGGGCCGGCTGGTCAAGCTCCGGTCAAGATGACCAGGGCGATAAAGATAAAACGCTGATAATCAATACATTCCACGCTTGAATATATGGCCCGTTAGTTCCGTCGGTGCCTTGCCTGGCGCCCCCCGATTTTGCCGTTTTCCCCGAGAGCACCGAGTCCCGCATTCTTGCGCTGAGTCCTTGAAGTCCAGCCGGGCCGCTTCTTTTGGTCAAGATTTGGTCAAGGTCGGCTTCGGGTTCCTCTTTCAGCTTGACGGAGAAATAATCTGGTCTATCTTCATTTATGCTTACTATATAAACCTTGCCTATCCACCATATATCAACCCCGCTGCCCGGCCCTTTTATGCCTGCTTTTTTGTACATCTGTATCAACTCGAAACTCGTCCCGGGACTTCTATAATAAGTAACTATCGCACCGTTCTCAAATTTCAGGGTCCACCAGCCGGCAAAAGGAAAATCCCTTTCCATCTGCCTATCAAGAACAGCGCTGCCTGCGCCGATGTAGAGCGGAACGAAAACGGCATCTTTTAAAGCCGACTCAAAAACAATCATTTCCTCCGCATTGGATGCCGGCGCCGATACGAGAAACAGCAGGGCCGTCAGGGCCGTGCAAATCAAGGTGCGGATGTTCATTTCATTCCCCCTTTATGGTTTTCAATATAATCGCCCATCGCCCGCTAACGTAATACAGGCGGGGCTTTTTGTCAATTATGCCGTTATGATTTGGCACGCATAGATGATCTCGCCGCCGCTGATATCGATGTCCCGGATGATCCCGGCGAGGTCCACGATGACCGGCTCTTCGCCCGGGACCGGCGCCACGGCGAGCTCCACGGGCCAGGCGATCGTGTCGCCGAGCTCAAGGGGCACGGGATTGAAAGGAGTCTTGATTTCCGTGTACCACTTCGGGTCCTTGAACGCGGCCAGGAGGGCCGCCGCCATCGCGTCGAGCGAGGCCTGGTCCTGGAATAGATCGTTCGTAATGGGGAACGCCCGCTCCAAGTAGGCGTCGATCGAGGGCTGGTCGTACGTGGCCGCGCAGACCAGTCGACTCGTCTTCTTGTCCTTGGCCGTCGAGAATGCGCCCCGCTCCATGCCCTCGATGACGATTCGGTTTCGGATCTCGGCTAGGTCCTGGCGGACGCCGGGGTCCCTGACCTGCCCGGGCAGGGAGAAGGTGAAGACGGGAGAAGTCGCCGTCGGTGCCGGCTTGAATGTCGGCGTCCCGTCGTAGGCGAACCAAAAGCGGTAATTGCACCGCTCGCAGATCCGGCGGACGGCGTCAAGTGTGGGCGTTCCGGCCTCGAACCAGACCTTGGGGATGCCGATGTTTGGGTCCGTGTATTCCAGGGCCGCCAGCGCCGCGGCCCGGGATGCGTATAGACCCGCCGTCACAAGTAGGTCGCCGAGCACATCCATGATATCCTGGGTCGTGAAGTAGTAGACGATGAGGTTGTTCGTCCCCGTCTCGACCCAGACATTGTCGTTGAAGTAGAACGTCTTGTTCGCCTCGTCGTAGAGCCAACCCGCGTTGTTGTCGCCGTACCAAAGGGGGACGCCGTCGAGCGTTACGTAATAGACACCGTTGCAGGCGGCCGGCATCACGTAGCGCGTGTTCACGCGGGCCGTCACCTCGCGGAACGTGAGCTGATCGATATAGTAAACGGTTATGTACGGCGGCGTGTCGATAATCGTGGGGCTGATCAGGAGCTTCATGTAGGTGTTGCAACTACACGGGGCCGTGAAATGGATTTTTACGGTCGTCCACGCCGCGCTCGCAAGCCCCTCGGCCTGAGCCACGACCTTATTTGTCCCTATCTCATGCAACGATAGCGTCAGAGAGGCGCCGGAATCGTACGGGGCGAATACCCGTCTTTGATATTTGAATGAGATCTCGTAGACCTTGCCGTTGACTATTGAGCCGACGACTTTTTCTGAGCTGGTCCAGCCATAGTCCCCCGATGTCTCCAAATGCCCGACGAAATCCGATCCGCCGCCCGTCTCCTCCTCTGAAATAAACACTCCGTGAAGCGTTTCCCAACCCACCGGGTCAACGTCGAGGTCGTTGCCGGGCGGCTGACATAATAACGCATCATTTTCGACATACTTCTCCGCGCCGAATGTCTTGGCCGTCTCGACGGACGAAAACGTCGCTGATGCCCCCCAATAGTTCGCCGGGCTCCTGAGCGCCGTATCCGCCAGCGGCTTCATGAAGTCCAGGCCCTTAAGGGTGACGGTCTTGGCCGCGTGGTTGAACGTCGGGGCGCCCATGTAGCCGATGAGCCGTTGCCAATAATGGACCGCTCCGCCGAACACGCCGCCGACGGAGATCCGGACCTTGCGACCAACGCGGAAGTAAGTCTTATAAGCCGACGTGGGATGGAACGGATGGAAGATGCCGCCAGGATTTTGAACCTCTGCACTCCAGGAACCCGCGACCGGGTCCGGCGAGGCCCCGGCGCCGCCGAGCTTGACGGAGACGGACTTGAGGAGGCTTATCGTTCCGCCATAAAACGCCTCGCCGTAATAGGGATCTCCATAAAAGGGGCCGGTTTCGACGATCTCATTTACATCCACCCACGCCCCATCGACATAGAGCTCGAACTTGTAACGTATCTGCTTGACCTTCGCCAGCAGGTCGGTTTGGGTGAGCGGGGAGATGGGTTGCATGAAGGTTATGCTGTTTCACAACTCAAGATTGCCACCGACATTCTCCGTACCAATTGCCGAAGGACGAGTATTTCTTTGCGTTTTCATTGGTGAAGATTTGGAGATATGGTCCGAGCGTCGTCGCGGCCTGCGGCAAATTCGTATTGAATGTTCCCAATAGCACCCCGTTGAGATAAACGACCGCGCTGTTGCCTCCCATGATGACTATTTTCAGCGTATATACGGTCGAGGCCACAACCACCACGCCGGAATCGGTATTGCTCTGCGTAGTTCCATCGCGTGCGCACACATACCAGTTGGCCCCGACTACGCTGGAATATCGAATCCCAATAAACTCGGTTGGGGCGGTATCGTTATTAGTTGTCTTCAGGGCGCTCGCTAGGCCGACGAAAATCCGCATATTGGTGAGGCCCGAATAGGTCTTAAATCGGCAAACCCAAGTCGGATTTTGCGGCAATACTGTCTCTGAATATTGTCCGGTCAAGCGGCTGGAAGTGTCCAGCGTAGCCTCTGTCGATATGCGATACCAATTCCCGGTTGATTCCGTAGAATAAAGGACCGTAGAGCCGGACAGGGATAGTAACGAATTCCAATTCCTGTACCCTATCCCGTCTATAAACGCGCCCCAGGCCCACCCCTCGCTAAACATCTTGACGAGCGTGGATACTTCCCCGGCCTCGCCCGCTTCACCATATGCGGGATGTGCATGGTCGGCTAGGTTTCCGATAACGGCAAGCGCGTTCTCCATCGTCAGAATTTGTATTCCTTTAGATTCAATATACGTTATTAGATTATTGAGATAAGTTGCCATCGTCGTGTCTATTGCGTGACCGAAGAAATTCAGCATTCCGCCCGTCTCGACAACGCTATCGATGTATGCTTTGGCATCATCGAGGGACAATCCATCAAGTCCGACCGCCTTCAACTGAAATGTCGTAATCGGGAATGATTGCACTCCGCCTGATGCCGCCCTTGCCATTTCATAGTATTGCTTCACGAAAGAACGAACTGTGGCATTATGTCCGCCATAGGGATAGGCAAATGTCCGACAGGGATAACCGAGGCCGGCCAGAACACTTCGAGAAACCGAAAGTTCCGCCACGATTTCAGCGTCGCCTACTGTGGTTAAATCCACATGAGACGCCGAGTGACTGGCGATTTCCCATCCGAGGTTGAACAAGTCTGACAACATCGCCTCGGTTAATTTTCCAGAATCCCCAATCAAATCGGTAATAATAAACGCCGTCGCCCCGATGTTGTGGTTATCAAATACTGCCTTCCCCGTAGTATATAGTGATTCATGTCCGTCATCGAATGAAAATGTCACTACCGCTCCGCCATCAGCATCTGCTTTCAAGGTCTGAAGCGCGTTGATGTGCGCCGCCAGGATTTTATCCACATGGTCAACTTTCGGTGTCCAACTTGCCATCTTATCCTCCCGTGCCCTTAAGCTCGATTGAGAACTTATATAAAATTTCCGCCTGCCCCGTCGTCTCGGCTATCGGTTGTACAATCGCCTGCATCATCGCACCTCTTTGAGGGTCAGCCGGACGCGGTACAGCACCTCGTCGGTGTGGACGTCGATCAGGGGCTCGCGCTCGTAGGACGCCATGACGACCGTATACCAGGTCTCGTCGTCCCAGGTGTTCTGGAAATGGAGGCTCGTCTTGAAGCGCCGCAGCCACTCGAAGTCGTCGACCTGGACCCTGGTCAGGAGGTCCCACTCGAGCGGCCAGACGTGACGCTCCTCGGACTTGAAGTTGTAGTTATAGGAGCCGTCGGACATCTCGGCTTCCTCGATCGACCGCTCGACCACGATGGGCCAGCTCGGGCCGGACCGATAGCGCGGCTTGGGGAGCGTCAGTTCCTGGCCAACCGGGCCGAGCTTGATGTCGGGCATCGTTTACCTCTTCTTCAGGCTGAAACCCCAGCGGCGGGCCTCGCCCTCGACGGCGTTGAAAAGGTACGGGGCCAGCTCGTCGACCTGGCCCCTCGAAAGGCCGGTCGTCTGGATGAGCGGCGAGTTGATGTTGAGCATGAATGACGGCCCTTCCCTGCCCCCGGAATCGCCGCCCGTGAGCAAGCCGAGTTTATTCAGGGGGATAACCGCCTCTGGAACGTCGCCGACCAGAGCCAGCGTCGGCCCCATCACGACGCCCCCCTCGCCGAGCTTGATGGCCGAGAAGAGCGCCGAGACGGCCGCGATGGCGCCGCCGACGGCCAACAGGTTGAACGGGAAGGGAAGCGCCATCACGCTCGAAATGACGCGGGCGATGGCCTTTGATTTTTCCAAGAGGATGGTCGCGGCAGCCGCGACAAGCTCCTGCACGATGAGTTGTTTCAACGCTTGGATGCACGCGTTGATCGTCCCCTTAAAAGCCGAACCCACGGCGCCCAGGATGGTCTTCGTGCCCTCGCCGAAGGCCTGGAAGGCGCCGAGGACGTTGTCGAGGAAGCTTGCGTAGACGCCCGTCAAGGCCGCCTGCGTCCTCTCAGCCAGGATAACCTCGGCCGAGGCGTCGGCGTCGCCCAGCGCCCTCTTCTGCGCGTAGTAGGCCGCGAGCAACGCCAGGAGATCCTCCTTCTGTTTCGCGGAGAGTTCCTTGGAGTTTGCGATCCGGGTCTCCTCGGCAATCCGTTCCTGGTCGAGCATCAGGAGCTTGTATTGGAGCGCCGTCATCGTCATCTGGCTTATCCCGTTCTGGATGGTCTGCCTTTGCTCGGCGTAGGTCTTGAGGGCCTCGATCCGGTCGAGGTCCATCTGTTGTTCCTGCTCCTTGATCTGTTTCCCGAAGTCTATCTTCCCCTGCAGTTCCTCGTCCCGGAACGACTTCTCAAGGGCGGCGAGCTGTGCGTTGTAGGACTGCTTCGCCTGGAGGAGGAGCAGGCCTTTCGCCTTCTCGGCTGTCACCTCTTTGCCTATCTCCTCCACCCGGTTTTCATAAGCGGCCTTCAGGGCCCCTTTTTGGTATTCCGTTTCCGTCAGGGTCGCCCTCATGATCTCGTCCGTGAGCTGTCGGCGGGTGGCGATGATCGCCTCGGTCTGCGCCTTTGCGGCCTCCGAGGCCCCCAGCGCCGCCATCTCCGCGTTGGTTTTATCGATAAGCGCCTGGCGCTGGGCGTCGATTACCGCCTTGTGCTCCTTTCCAACCACGGCCAGCGCCGTCTGCAGCGCGACGCCCTCCTTGCCCTTTTTGATCGCCATCCCCATCGCGGCATAGTTATCGCCGTATTTTTTAGTCAGGGCGTCGAATTCGGCGGAAGTCAGGCCGGCGGCGGTTGCGGCTTGCTGTAGCTTTTCGCGGAAGGCGCCGGCCACTTCGTCGTACCGCTTGGCAGCCTCGCGGGCTTTGTCCTGCGCGTCCTTGACGGCCAAATACCCGACCGCCAGCCCCGCCAGAGCCGCAGTCACCAGGCCGATGGGGCCGAGCAGGGCCATCTTGGCCAGGCCCAGCATTTTGAGCGACGCCACCAGCGTCGGGAGCACGATCAAAACGGGGCCGATGGCCGCCATCAACAATCCCATGACGGTTGCAACCTTGAAGATCGCGCTGGAAAGTCCCGGATGTGCGGTCATCCACTCCTTCACCTTCACGATGGCCCCGGTGATTTTCTCGACAAGGCCGGTTATGGCCGGGACGAGCGTTCCCGCTACGACATTACCGATCCCGGCGAACGAGCTCTTCAGGGTCGCTATCGCGTCGTTCAGCGCGTCCGCCTTGTCCGCGGCTTCCTGGTCGAAAACGATCCCGAGTTCATGCGCCTTCTTTCTCAGGGCCTCCAGGCCCGCGGGGCCCTCCTTGAAGAGGGGGAGCAATTTGGTGCCCGACCGCCCGAAGATCTCTTGTGCCACGGCGGCCCGGATGGTCGGACTCTCGACGCCCGCGATTGCCCGGGCGATTTTATCGAACTGCTCCTCCGGCGAAAGGGCGATGAGTTCCTCTGCCTTGAGGTTGATCCGCGAGAGCGCGTCTACGTACGTAATCTGACCGCCCTTCGCATCCACGATGGCCCTGGACATCTTTTTGACGCCCATCTCGACCTCACCAAGGTCGGTTCCGCAGATTTTGGCCGCGTATCCCAGCTCCGAAAGAGCCGCGGTCGAAAACCCGGTTCGGAGAGCCATTTCATGGACCTCATCGCCGGCCCGGATGTAGGATTTTACCATCAGGCCGACGGTGCCGGTTATGACCGCGCCGGCCGCCGTCAGGCCCATCCCCACTTTCCGCAGGCTCACGCCGAGCGCCTTCGCCTTGCTGTCGATATCCTTGGTGGCGCGATCGAACTCGGAGACGTCGGCCCCAATCTTAACGAGCAGGCTCTTGACTTGAATCTTAGGTCTCCTTCCTCACTTTACGTTCAGCCTCTTGCGCAGGGCCCGGAGCTCCCGTTTTTTCTCGCCCCTCGTCCTCGGTTCCGTCGTGTCCGGTGTCAGGAGTTTCGGCATGATGTCCTCCGGATCAAGGCTCCGGCCTTTCCGCAGATGCGGGCGAAGCAGCAGGCTCGTGAACCAGGCCAACCGGTACCATCGTTCCTTCTCCCGCTCGTTCTCGGCGGCGACGGCCCGGCCGAGTTCGGCCGGGAGCAGGCGCTTGAATTCCCGCTCCCGGAAAATCCCTATATGGGCTGCTGCTTTCCGGGCCTCTTCGAGCCAGGGACCACGCGCCTTGGCCCGGGCGCTTTTTTTCCCGCTCCCGCCCCGGCCGCGGCGTCATACTTCATGCCGGCGTGGGCGAAGATCGCCTCCGTTACGAGGAGCGACAGGTCCATGATGGAGTATTTCCCCTCGCGGATCCCGGTGTTGAGCTGCCGCTTGACCTCTTCGATCGCGGGCTGCGGGTCCTCCCACGACAGGCCCGCGAAGACAAGATACGGCACGTCGAGGGTGGTGATGTTCAGCTCCAGCGGGTCGAAGTCCTCGGGCTTCGTGCCGCTCTTCTTGGCGAAGTGCTCCGCGATGAGGTCCCAGGCGCCGAAATCGTAGGCCAGCACATGCCGCCGCTCGAGTTCGACCGCGTACTCTTTCATGCGGCCGGCTCAGGGCAGCCGCACGGCCGCCACGGTGACGGTCGTAACGCCGGAGTACGTGACCTGGGCCTTCTCGGCGGCGTCGTTGAAGCGCGCCTTGGGGAACGGGCCGATGAGCTTTTCCGCGCCGGCGGCGACTGCCACGACCACGTCGTGGTCGGAGCCTTGGTTGCAGGCGGCCACGGAATTGACGGTGACGTTTATCGAGGCGCCGCCCCCGTTCTTGACGTCGAAGTACTCCCGGCCGGAGTTCAGAAAGGCGTCCCCGCCCGCGGCGGCCGCCGTGAGGGCCGGGACGATGCCCAAGAGAGAAATTACCTGTACTGTCAGGTCAGCCATGTTGTCCTCCTCACGTCTCTTGGATCACGCCCTTGGACTTTAGCGTGAAACTGACGGACGCGGCGTCGTCGTGGGGCGCTTCCATCGGCATCTCGGTGAGCCGGAAAAGCCCCGTGTAGGTCTTGACGGGGGTGATGACCTGGCAGTGCAGGTCCTTCCTCTCCCAAAACCCCTTCTTGACCTCCAGGAACCCGGCGTCGTCCTCGATCAGGAAGGCGTCGAATTCGACGTCGAACGACCGGAGGCCGGCCAGGTTGTCCAGCCAGCCCTCGTTGTCCTTGTCGGTGACGTCGATGTCGGTCAGGCTCGGCGTGATCGTCGCGCCGCGTTGGCCGCCGACCTTCGTCCAGACCGGGCTCCCGATGGTCCCCGTGTTTACCTTGAGGTAAACGTCCAGTCCGCGTACTTTAGGCATTTTTTACCTCCTCACCGCTCAGGGCTTCGGACGGCCTCTGGCGGAAAATGTATCTCAACGAGATTTGAGCGCCTATAGGCTGCGAATGTTGGACGGCGTGAAGGAAGAACTCGGCCCCCTCATGCCACCGGGTCTTCGCAGGCTCCACCGCCCGGATCGCGGCATCGAGCGCGGCCCCGGCCGCCGCCTTGTCCCCGGCCTGGATGACCGCCTCTGCGACATGGTCCATCTCCTCGTCGGGCGGGATCCGGAAGACGAGGAGGCCGGCCTTGAACTTGAGCGTCGCCCCTGCCGGAAGGACGATTTGCCCCCGGACCAGCTTCTCTACATCGAACGGCGCGAGCGTGCGCGGAGACGCGGGCATCCGCATCCGGCGCGCCTCTTCGGCCATGAGCGCGTCGAACTTCTCGACGGCCTCGGGGGGCGGACCTGCCGTCGGCGGCCCGTCTTCTGCCGGTATGTCCCGGCTCAGAACCTCTCCGGGATAGGCATCGGTCTCCATCTGCTTTTTTTCCTTTTTCGTCATGTTGCTAACTCCTCAATAAGGTACTTCATCCGGACGATCCCGTGCCGCGTCGCGCCGTCTATGTCGATAATCATCTCGCTCATGTCGAGCGTGACGAACGTCGCGTGAAAATCCGGGCCGAGCGCGAGCGGTGACGAAGTGAGTGCCCGGAGAATCGCGTCCTGCATCTCCGCCGCCTCCTTGCGCCCCGGGTACTGGGACCAGACGTGCACGGTCGAGAAGACTTCCTGGCCCGGCTCGAACTTGTCCGACCAGTCCCGGCCCGAGACCTCGCCCAGGATGACATAGGGGAATTCGGCCTGCTCGGGCAGGTTGTCGAAAATCCGGTAGCTCGTCGCGGACTTCAGCCTGTCGTACTGGGCCTTGTGGAGCGTCAGGAAGGGACTTTTCACTTGTAGATCTCCGCCAGTCTTTTCTCGAATCCCGGCGCCACCCCGTCGTAGGCGGGCAGAAGATACGGGCGCGCACGAAGCCCGCGCTTTGCGATCGCCCTGCAGATCGGCCAGGCAGAATCAAACCCATGATGCCGGGCCCAGGCCTCCAGCGCATCGGGCGGCGGGAAATGCGGTCGCGTCCCGAACTCGATGTAGGGCCCGTAGGGCGCGACCGTCCCGATTTCAGCCGAACATCCGTTGAGCTCGAACTCGACGATCGTCGTATTCTGCGCGTTGCCGGTATCGATTGAACCGGCGGTCTTGAGGTTACGCTTCGCCGCGCGCTGGATGTCCAGGGCCGACGCGCCGACCTCCGCCTTGACCCGCGGGAGACGGTCCAGGTCCTTGATCGCCTTCCTCAGCTCTTCCAGGCCCTTGATCTCGACCTTGATCTCCATCGCTATTTCGCCTCTCGCGCCATGATCTCCATCCGCTGATGCGCGGAGTCGACGTCCAGGATCGACTCGATCTCCAGGATTTTCTCGCCGTAGACGATCCGCATCTTCTCGTCGACGTCCGCCCGGTATCGCATCGTCACCCGGTGCGTGACCTCCGCCTGCGTCTGGTGCGCCTTGAAATACTCGTTGCCCGCGAGCGGCTCGACCTTCGCCCAGGCGGCGGCATGGTCGAACCACTCGAACGTCCTGCCCCCGTAGCCGTCGTCGACCTCCATCCGGTATTGCAGCATGACCCTGCGGTTCATCTCGCCGACCGAAACGCCGAGGCCGCGGCCCATCAGAGCCTCCAGACCTTGTAGTGCCCGCACAGGGCCGCCACGGCGGAGTTGATTTTCTCCCGGTCCGTCTCGCCGCGGCCCGCGAAGATGACCGCAAGCGCCGCCAGGGCCGCCTGTTTGAGCGCCGGGGGGACGGCCGCCGCCTCGCCGTATCCAGCCTTGACCGTAACAATGAACGAGGCGAACCCGCGATGGCTGGGCCATACGCAACCGGCCTTGAGCTGCACCCGGCCCAGGATCCCCGTCGTGTCAACGTCGTAAATCGACGGGGCCACCTCCGTTTTCACCCCGGCCTCGGAGACGACCTCGATCTTCGTCACCTCCTGGAGGGGCGATTTCGAGATCTCGACGGAACTCGAGACCTCGTCGTAGACGAGCTCGAATGTCGCCGTGAGCAGGACGCGGCCGGTGAGCGACTCGACATGTTTCTCCGCCGCGTCGACCATCGCGGAGATGAGCGCGTTCTCGTCCTCGCTGTCCACGCGCAGGTAGGCCCTAGCTTCTTCGAGCGTTATGACGGCCATTTCAGTTTGTCCTCCTCGCCGCTTCGGCGGCCCGTTTTACCGTGCCTTGCGGGGCCTGCCTCGGCACGCCCCGGGCGGCCTGCTTCATGCCTTCGGCGCCGACGGTGACAACCGCCCCGACGATCCAGCGGAGGAGCGTATCGACGCCGATACCCGCATCCGAGACGGTTATAGCCATCTTGATCTCAGCCGCGTCGACCCCGACGCCCGTCTCCTGGAGGATGATCTGGGCGAGGACCTGGGACACGGCATCGACCGCCGCCCCGCTGTCCACTACCGCCAGCGCCGCAACGGCCGAGATAATGTCGACGCCGGACCCCGCGTCCATCACCCCAAGCGCGGCCAGGACGGAAACGATGTCCGCCCCGGAGACCGAATCCAGAACCTCGACGATGGCCTTGATGTTGGAGATCGCGTCTGCGCCGGAACCCGCGTCCGCGACGCTTATCGGCGTAGCTCCCCCCGTGTCGACCGACACTCCGTCCGCCCCTGCCCCCGTATCGGCGATCGCCAGGGCGGCCAGGATCGCGGAGATGACGTCCGAGCCCGCGCCGGAGTCGAGGATCTCGATAATCGCTTTGAGCGCGAGGTCCTCCGCCCCCGCCCCGGAATCGACGACGGGGACCACCCCCACCGTATCAACAACGTCGGATCCGGCCCCGCTGTCGTCCAGCCCGAAGGCCGCGCCGATGGAGGGAGTATCCGCGCCCATCCCGGAATCCATGACCGGGATTGCGCCCAGGATATCGATGGAATCCGAACCAGTGCCGGCGTCGTTTACGGACTTTTGCGTCGCTCCGCCCTCTTCGTAGGCCACCTGAATCATCAACCCCTGCCAATAGGGGTTGGGGGTGGCGTCGCTCGAATAGCCGACCCGGCCCGTCAGGGCGTTCACGTGGGCCATCGTCCATCCCCCGCTCGGGGTCAACACAATGGCCGACTTGTAGAAGGCCGAGGTCTCGGACATGTCCCCGGAAAAGACCGTCGTCTCCTGGCCGTTCGAGTCCCGGATTCGGGTCTGCCCGTCATTGGCCGTCGTAGTCGCGGAGGTATAGGCTAGGAACGCCTGCGCGCCGAGGATGGTCGTCTCCGCCGTGTCGGCGAAGTTCACCTCGGCGTAGAGTGCCGTATTGAGTTCCGTCTGCTTGATATAGTCGGCCCCGTTGAAGGGCACGTCGTCGAGTTCCACGTTCGCGGGATTTGTCGAATCGTTGACGACGACCGAGCCGTTGTCCTGGATGTAGGTGCCGGGGTTCGACGCGCCGCCCGCGTTGGGCGAGAGGCCCTTGACCCCGCCCGCCCCGATGGGGTAGTCGCCGGTCGTGGCGCTCAGAACGATGTCATCGACATAAAAATCGAACGTCGTGCTGATTTCGCTCCCGACGTTGAGGGAAACGAACGTGCTTGCCGCCACGGCGGTCGAAACCTGGGTTTGGTCAACGCCGTCAATTGCCCAGTCAATAGTCCGCGTCGCCCCGCCGCAATACATCCTGAAATCGACTCGATACCATTGGCCCGTGGAAAGGACGGGGCCAAGTTGTTGGCCCACGCCGCCGACGCTCATCGCTATCCGCTGAGAGGCCAAGACGTAGTCGATTCGAGGATAGCCGCCTGCCGCTGTCATGGCCTTCAGTAAAAACGTGTTCGCCGCCGGGAGCGTCGTGAAGTAGAAATAAATCCGCCCGACTAAATAGGTCGGCGACCCGGAAATTGTTTTCCCAAAATAGCAGGTGGCGGCTACTGTCTTATAGAACCGGCAGGAATACCCGCCTGTCCGCTTGGTCGTAGAATCGATTGTCGGAGCGCCGGTAAGGGAGTTGACAATCCCGCCGCCGCTTATCGACAGGACGCCGTGCTCGAATCCTTCAATCCAGACTGCGGCCATTTATCTCACGTCCAAGTGTAGTTCGCGCTGTCGAATCCCGTGTAGTAGGGCGGCCAGAGAACCAGCGCGTCCCGGTGCGTCGTGTTGTTGCAAGCGGCCACGGGATAGCGCACCCCCGACGGCGAGACGAGCATCCGGCCCGTGACCTGATGGCCGTGATCGCATCGAGCCGCATTGAAAAAGGCCGTCCGCTCCGCGCTCGTCGGCGCGACGTGCGTGAACCCGGCCTCTCTCAATGCCTCGACCAGCGAGCGCAGGTCGCTCGCCTCGAAGCTTGTGCCTATCTCCGGCGGCGGCCAGGACGGGGCTGTGACGGGCGGCCAGTTAGTCGGCATTTTCCCTCTCTTAGCTAAGTGTGATCGTGAGCGTCAGTTCCCACGTCTGCCCGGACGTCTTCGTGCCCTGCGCCGAGACAACTCGGTTGAGGTTGTCCGAGGCATCGGAGTTTCCGTTGGCCACGGTCATCTCGTTCCAGGTCCAATTCGCCTCGGCCGAGCCGAAGGACGATTTCCAGACGGCCTGCTGCGACGTACCGTACGTCGGGAAGGTGGCCATCATGGCCTTGTAGAGCTTATTGGTCGCGGCCTGGAGGCCCACCTGCGTCTTATTGGCCGCCGTGGCCGAGTCGCCGACGCCCAGGAAGGCGTTAGCGTTATCGAACTTGACCCCGCCGGTCCCGGCGATGAGCGACCAGAGCTCGTTCATGCCCTCGTCAAGCAGACAGTTCTTCTTGACGACCGTGAACTGGCCAACCCCGAAGAGCGCCAGGGCTTCCTCTCTCGAGTAGACCCGGCGAGCCTGTCGGTCCTTCTCCGAGGCCCAGCGAGCGACCTCCCATTTGGCCTTGTAGTGCATCGCATCCTTGATGTTTGGTTCCATGTCAGTCCTCCTTTGGGCCGTGCTGCAACTCGACCATCTCGGCGACCTTTTTCTCCGCATCCTCGGCGGTGAAGCCGAGACTCTCGAGCTGCTTCTTGAACTCGGCCGCCGGGATATCGTGATAGGCCTTAAGGGCCGGGTCATAAACGGCCAGGACCTCGTGCTGTTTCAAACCTTTGATTCCCATGTCTTACCTCCTCGTTCGTTATTTTTTCTAGCGGGCGGCGGCCCTCGCGGCCTTCGCGGCGGCCTTTGCCTCGGCCTTCGACGTCCCGGCATCCTTCGTCTCCGGCGGCGGCGATTCCTTGTCCTCCTCCGCCCACCCGTCCCGCAAGAAGACGACGGCCAGGTCCCCCGGCAGGTCGTACTTCTGCCCGGCCTGGTAGTCGAGGACTTGGATCCCATCCGGGCTGCCCGCCTTCGTTGCCAACATTCGGATCTTTGCCATTTAGGTTCTCCTCTCCTCACTGGAGAATGTGGGCAGGGGGCCGGAGCCCCCCGCCCGAACTTTGAACTGAACCCTCAGCAGTCTTCTGTTCGTTACGCGACCGGGGCGTGGCGGGGACGGCC